GAGCATTTCATTCTCTTCAAGGATGAGGAGTTGGTCGGCCTCATCGTCCTGGGTCAGCGTTTCCAGGTTACCCGTCGTCACTACAGAGATGTATTGCTTAGGCGACTTGATCAGGCCTGACTTGATTAAGTCCTGACCCATCGTGAGCCTACCGCCTTGGGTCTGAGAGATGGGATTGACGAGCTCATAAACGATCGAGCTAATCGAGTTGAGATCCTGGCCCGTGTACTTGAATTCCTTCAGGCCCGCTTGCTTTTGCTTGCCGACGATACGAGCCACACGCGGAGTATCCGCATAGGTGCGAAGGACGCCGATGAGCTTGGTCATCATCGAGGAGAGGAGCCTGTAATAGCTCCGCTGAAGGCCAGAGTTATACTGAATCGACTTCGCATCGACCAAGGCCATCGCAGCGCCCGATGCGCCTTGGGTCGCCTGAGCGGCTAACACGCCCGAAGCTGAGCCGGTCTGTTGTTGTTTCTTGCTCTCAAGCTTGTCGATATACGAGAAGGTTTCAGGAGCCGTGCGGGTCATCTGAAGAGGGAGGATCTTATCCACCATGTCGGGTTGGACTTCAAAGACGCGTAAGCCCTTGCCGAAGTCGGGGATGTTAAGCCCCGAGCCGATGGGCACGACGATATTCTGGCATCCGAACGTGACATTGTTAGTCGTGATGACCGAATGAAGGGCGTCGGTGATCTGCTCAAGGCCCATGATATCGTTCGCCTGAGTGTAGCCGGTCGGCCCTTCAATCACTTCCTTGGGGGTAATGCGCTCAACCGGGAAGTCCTTATAGGGAAGCTCGGTGTCGAGCACAATCGTATCGCCCACCATGAGGGAGTAACGGCCCATCGGTACCGCAGCGGTGCGGTCATGGATAAGCAAGTGGACATACATCATGTCCGATCCATCGGGGATCTTGCACATGGGAAGCTCAGGGAGATTGTCTTTTCCTGAGTCAAGAATCTCGCGCTCAAACTTGGGGTAGCTTGCGGCAAGGTCAAAGCGGTTGGCTAAGTAAGAGAAAATGAACCAATGCTGCTGAGTGGTAGTCGCACCTGGGTCGCGAGCCGCGTTCCAAGGCGTATGAATGCGAAGGACTGCGTCCCCGCTCATCTCAGGCTGATTGTTGCTTGGGTCGATGGCTACGGGGTCGCCAGCCTTCTTATCCCAGAATATCTCAGTGAAAGCCTCATCGCAAACGAGAGCGGCCTCGGTCGCCTGGACAAACTTAGCTTCCCAGCCAACATTGGCCATGTAGTACTCGGAGAGCGCCGTACCGATTCGAGAGGAGCGAAGGGAAGCCGAGTCGGTGTTGACGGCCTTAGCCTGACCCGCAGGACGCTGAGAGGTGACAAGGACAAGCTGCTCCTGAAGGAGCGACTGCATGTCATTGACCTTGATGAGTTGAAGCTCGCCTTCCGCTCCGCCCTGAATGACCTGTTGCGAGGAGTTACCGTTACCCGAGATGCCGTAATAGTTAGTGAGCTTCCGCTTCCAAAGGTCGATCAGCCCCTTAGCGCGGCAAAAACTCCGCCATTCGGTAATCTTTTGAGTGATCGCGTCGGCTAGTTCGATCGGATCGGTGAGCGTTGCGAAATATTGGTCAGACTTCTTAGTTTCACCATTCATGCGAGAGGTTTCCTTTTGACGCCGAACGCACTCGCAAGTGCATTGGCGTTATCTGAAGCGGTTTCTCGTTTGAAAATGATGGCGTTCGCTACGTCGACCCCGTAGGTGCGGGGGATGGGATTCGTATGCTTGTCGATATTCCGAAGGAGATACACAAGCGCCATGATCGCATCCGCATGGCCGTAAACTTCCGAGCGTTGAAGGTCAGTGCGCTGCTTATTCCAGAGCGCGGTCTTACAAGTCCCGATGAGGTGCTTGCACCTGGGGTGAATCTCTAGCTGATCAAGCGTTAGAGCCTCACGCACCAGGTTGATCGAAGCCTCTAAGCTATCCTTGCGGGTCGGGACCCAATGCACTTGGGCGTCGGCGTGACCGCTCTCCACTTTCGCGTCATTGGCTAGCTTGTTTAGGTCTTGGAGGAGGATGAGGTTATCGTTATCGGCGTGTCGCCTGACCTTTTTGTAATCGAGCGCTGATTCAATCTCTCGCGTCCTAGAGAAGATGCGAGAGGTGAGGACGTCCCTCCCACCCATGACCATTTCATCCTCAATGACGACCTTCGCCCGCTTCCAATCGTAGTAAGCGAATAGCTGGACCGTTAAGTCGCGCACGCCTGAGTCAAGGGATGAGGACTTGAGATAGAACGGGAAATACTCGTCGCGCTGTCCTTCCCTGACATGCCTCTCGGTCCTAAACTCAGGGAGGACCATGCGGGACTCTTCGGAGACGCGCTCGCACATCATTTCACGCCGGAACTGCGTCGAGTTTTTACCGCCCATTGCTTCGGCCAAGCGGTCAATCTGCTCAGGCGTAATCATCGGGTTATCGTAAATGGTCAGGACCGTGAGAGCGCCCTTGCTCTCCGCGATATCAACAAGCGTCCAAAAGAAATGGTCAAGCGACTCAGGCGGCGTTGAGATGACCGCAATCCGGCTCTTGGGCCGGTGAGTGGTGATCGGAATGATGACCGACTTATAAATCTGCTCAAGCTTCGAGATGAAGCCCGCCTCCTCCAGCACGATTAAATCGACGTTATGCTGCCCGCGTAAGCCGTTAGGCTTCCTATCCAAGCCGATCAGGTCAAGCGTGCCCATGGTCTTTGGAGCAATGAAGCGGGACTTAGACGACTTCCAAACCGGCCTAATCTCCTCGGGGCATGTATCAAGTACCTGATCGAAGTTAGGGAGGATGAAGCTTTCCAGGTCCGTTTGATACTCGGTCGCAATCTTAACTCGCGCCCGGTCCTTACTCGCAATGACGGCGGAGCCCTTGCCGCATCCCCAAAAGGTTTTGCCGAAACCTCGCGCACACAAGAGGACATGCATTTGATGGGGCGAGTTTTCAAACGCCTCCTCAATCTTAAGCTGGCCCGCGTGCAGGATGGGCTTAATGTCTCCGCGATGCCAAGCCAATGCCTCGGGGCTTGCCGGTGCGGTCGTGATCGCTGCGGCTAGCAGGGCTTCAAGTAGCACTGGGTCCACGCTCGCCTTTCGCATCTAGGTACGCGCTCCGCTCGCCGCATTGGCATCGGCCAGAAAACCGGTCGATGTAATGGGCCGCCCCCGTGCATAGCGTTGGAGAATCTACGAAATAGGCCGGTAGCCGCTCGCCCTTTGGTACTAGCTTGCGGACCTCCTCCGCGAGCAGGTCCCATGAGCGCCCATCCCATGATATTTGTCCGTTGGCGTCGAGACGCGCATAGGGCTTTCGGTCGAGGCGCTCCGCAATCCTTTTGACCGCTTCAACAAATCCGCGCTCGTAGTCGCTCATCCTTCCGCCCCCGCATATTCCTTCTTAAATTCAGGGAACGCCGAGAAGATGCGCTTAGACGCTATCTCCAGGTACTCAGGCTCGCGCTCAATGCCGACAAAGCTAAAGCCTTCGGTCAAGGCGGCAAGGCCGGTCGATCCGCTGCCCATGAAGCAATCGAGAACGGTCCCGCCTGGAGGCGTGATCATCCTGACTAGGTAGCGCATGAGTTTCTGGGGTTTGACGGTGGGGTGGTGGTTCTTTGTCGTCGAAACTTGTCGGCTTTCGCCGCGCTCTCGCTCGCCTCGCGTGGTCATGCTAGATAAGCTGCCAACGTAATCAGGCATCCCCTCAAGCCCCGCGTTCCGCTCGGATGCGGAGACTTTCGCGCAGTAGAAGAACCGGGATGCGCCGCCCTCAGATGCAGCCTGTGTGAGATGCACCGGCTTGCCGTCCCTCTGGCCGGGGCTATTTTTCATCATTGTGTTTTTATAAACGCCGTTCATCGCCCCACTCTTCAGCGTCCCGCTCATCTCATCGAGCATCGCGCCAGCCTCCTCGTCCAGGATCAGGTGCGATGGGAAGCGGCCGACATGGCTTCGGTACTCGCCCACGCCCTTGCTCTCGCCGGTCTTCATACGCGCAAGCTTGTCGCCCGAGCCGTGCGTGCTGATCACGTCGGTGCCGATCCTGCTCGCATCGATATTCAGCGCGCCCGTTCCCCACTTCAGCACATTGGCTGCCACCGTCTTCTCGCTGAGAGGCTTCCTGACCAGCCACCAATCCTCGGACGCGGGCTTGAGTGCGGTGCCCCAGCCAGACCAGCGCTTGGCGTCGTCGGTTGAGGGGGCGGTGATAGGAAGCTGTAACCGCTCCTTGTCCATTTGCTCGCCAGCCACGCGCCCGCCTGAGCCTGTGATAGGATTTCCACGCGTGTCCTGATTGCTCCACGCCTTCACTCCAACTACTTCCCGCTCAGCCCCCGCCGCCTTGTCGATCGCCTTGCTCACGTCGAGAGACTTCGGAAATCCGCTGCCAAAAATGTGCTGCACGCGGTCCCGGATCTCAAAGCCCGCCTCTTCAAGCGCGGTCGCCGTCCAGTGACTCGTTCTCGGCAGCGCCCACACAAGCCCATGCGCGCCGGGCTTCATCACCCGCTTGCACTCAGCCATGACTAGCGTTAGCCAGCCGATCCACTCTAGGCGCCCGCCCTTGTGGTGATCCCATTCCTTGCCCATGAATGAGATGCCCGCAGGAGGGTCTGTCACAAGGCTATCAACCGAGTTATCGGGAAGCGTCTTTAAGCCTTCCAAGCAATCGCCTTGATGT